ACTACTCGTAGAGGCAAAGGTAACATCATGATTTGTTCATCTGATGTTGCTTCCGCTTTGGCAATGGCTGGTATCCTTGATTATCAATCTGCTCTCAGCTCACAAGTTAGCTTGACAGTTGATGACACAGGTAACACATTCGCTGGTACCATCTTCGGTCGTATCAAGGTCTATATTGACCCATACTTCCCAGCTAACTTCTCTAGCGAATTCGCTGTTGTTGGTTACAAAGGTACTAATGCCTATGACGCTGGTCTGTTCTACTGCCCATACGTACCGTTGCAAATGGTTCGTGCAGTTGATACGGGTACATTCCAACCAAAAATTGGTTTCAAAACTCGTTACGGATTGGTTGCAAACCCATTCGCAGAAGGTACTAACCAAGGTTTGGGTGCATTGAACACTCAAGCTAACAACTACTACCGTGCATTCCGCATCAGCAACTTGATGTAATCTAAACCTCCGTTAAGAGAGGTACTTAAAAGAGGGACAGAAATGTTCCTCTTTTTTTTGCTTTATAAATAACCATATGACAGCAATAACAAGAGCCCCAACTAATCCAAACTTTCTTCAACCGAATAAGTTTCAGTTGAACTTCTCACGCACACCTAATGTACAATACTTTGTGCAATCACTAGGCGTACCTGGTATATCATTGTCTGAAATCCCTACGACCAATCCTTTCCTTGACATATTCTCACCGGGCGAAAAGGCCATTTATGATTTGTTAAGTGTTACCTTTTTGATTGATGAGGAAATGAAATCGTGGTTGGAGATACACGATTGGATCCGTGCAATGACCTTCCCTAAAGAGTTTGAAGAATACCAAAAGTTGCCTAGACTTAATAAGTATGCGAGTATGGCTAATCAAAAAATGCCACAATTCTCTGATGCAACTATTACCTTGTTGTCTTCAAGTAATAAACCTTATTACAGGTTTAAATTCCATGATGTTTTCCCAACATCTATTTCTACCTTTGTTATGGCGGCAACTGATGACCCATCCAACCCAATGACGGCCGATGCCACATTCAGGTATAGTTATTACGATATTGAAAAACTATACTAAAAACACTTGACATTTAGTTACACTTAGTGTAACCTTCCGATAAGAGGAATTTTATTATGAAACAGTTAGATGAGTTACTAGAAACATGGCGGCAAGATTGTGATATCGACCGCACAGAGCCTGCTAGGGCATTGTTAGATATCCCCAAACTACACAGTAAGTATTTGAATATACTTTCAAGGCATCGTTTGCTTTCAAAAGAATCTGAGTTTAAGTATAACAAGATGAAGAAGTTGAAGTGGGAATACTACACAGGTAAGTTAGACGATGACGACCTTGCTAAGTATGGATGGAAACCATTTCCATTTCTACTTAAATCCGACATCACTACATATATGGATAGTGATGAGGATATGAACAAACACTTGGCACACAAGGCGATGCATGATGAAATCGTTGACGTATGTACATCTATTCTCAAAGAGCTAAATAGTAGAACGTTCCAATTAAGGGACTTTATAGCATGGGAAAGATTCATACAAGGTGTCGGTTGATTTAATATTACATCATAAGGATGAGGCATTCATCCGTTTTGAGTGTGACAGAAACATAGCTCAAGAGTTATCAGACTATTTCACATTTCATGTTCCAGGTTACCAGTTTGTTCCTGCCTATAAGAATAGGCTTTGGGACGGGAAAATTAGGCTGGCAGACCTGAGAACATTTTTAATCTATCGTGGATTAATTCCTTACATTGAGAAGTTTTGTGAGGAACGAGAATACAAACTCGCATTAGACCCTATCATTAGTGTCACAGAAAACTTCTCCGCAATTGAGGCAGAACAATTTGCCAAGTCTTTGAATCTACCACATGAGGTTAGAGACTATCAATTGAAATCTTTTATTCAAGCAGTCCGTAATAAGAGGTTGTTATTATTATCACCAACTGCATCAGGTAAGTCTCTTATACTTTACCTTATCATTCGTTATTTGCAAATGGCGGATTACAAACGTGGCCTGTTAATCGTACCAACTACATCACTAGTTGAACAGATGTATTCTGATTTTGCATCTTATGGTTATGATTCAGACCAGTATTGCCACAGACAGTATGCAGGTAAAGACAAACACACAAATAAGTTTTTGACCATTACAACATGGCAATCAATATACAAAAACGAAAAAGATTACTTTGAACAATTTGATTTTGTTCTTGGTGATGAAGCACACCAGTTCAAAGCTAAATCTTTAACAACAATTTTATCTGGTTGTACCAACACAAAATATAGAATCGGTACAACTGGTACACTAGATGGCACACAGACACACAGACTGGTACTAGAAGGTCTATTTGGTCCTGTTTACAAAGCAACTACAACTGCTGAGTTGATTGATAAAGGACAACTTGCCTCATTTAAAATTAAGTGTTTGATTTTAAAATATCCAGATGCAATTTGTAAAGAGGCTAGGTCTTGGGATTATAACCAAGAAATGGAATACATTGTAAAGAATAATGCACGTAATGAATTTATTAAGAACCTTGTTATGTCATTGAAAGGCAACTCTCTTGTTTTATTTCAGTTCGTAGAGAAACATGGTAAGAATTTATATGAGATTATCAAACAAGAAGCTGGTGATAGAAAAGTATTCTTTGTTCACGGTGGTACAGACGTAGATATTAGAGAATCAATAAGGGCGATTACAGAGAAAGAAATAGACGCAATCATTGTGGCTTCATATGGTACTTTCTCCACAGGCGTGAATATTCGCAACCTACATAATATTATATTCGCATCACCTTCAAAGTCGAGAGTTAGAAACTTACAATCGATTGGTCGTGGTCTTCGTTTAGGTGAAAATAAAGAACAAGCAGTTTTGTTCGATGTGGCTGATGACTTTAGAATAGGCAAATTTGCCAATTTTACATTGAAACATTTTGCCGAACGTGTTAAAATATATGATGAAGAAAAATTTAATTACAAATTTTACAATATAGAGTTAAAAAATGCCTAACCTTTTAGAAACAAATATCAAAATCGTAAGATTACAAAGTGGTGAGGACATTATAGCTGATTGCATGGCAACAGAAGATGAAGAAATTATTTCACTAAAACAACCAATGCATATCATATTCAAAAGAATTGCATCTGGTAGAAGTGTTATGATGATGATGCCTTGGTTGCCTATTGAATTGATTAAAGAGAATGTGGCCAACGTATATGGTGCAGACATTCTAACCATGATAGACCCTAAAGATGATTTGATTGAGTATTATCATAACTCAGTTAATGATGAAGACATGACAAAAGCTACAAGTGCTTCTATTCGCCCACAACTATTTGACGAGTATGATGATGATGAAGAACCAACTGACGAAGAATTAGATGAAGAAGAACTCGAAGAATTGTTAGAAGAAAAGAAACAAAGTAAAATACATTAAGTTATTGAGGACATATTATGGCAAACGTGACATTCGTGGTACCAAGTAGTGCTAAAAAGGCCTATCAGGATTTAGCAAACTACCACTCAGCAATTGAACCACCAACATGGGCGTGTTTACTTGCTCAATCAGTTAGAGCAAAAGGACATGAGCCTTGTATTCTGGACTTTGATGCAACACCAAAGACAGACGAAGATGCGGCAGAATCAATTGCCGATACAAAACCAAAGTTGGTAGTATTTGTTCTCTACGGACAAAATCCAAACTCAGGCACCACAATGATGATTGGTGCCACATCATTAGCAAAACAATTACGTATTAGTCATCCAAATCTAAAGATTGCTTTTGTTGGCTCACATGTGTCTGCATTACCACATGAAGTAATTAAATATAACTTTGTTGACTTTGCTTTTATTAATGAAGGTGTTCATGCCCTCCACGCATTGTTACAAACAGATTTAGTTAATGAGTTGGATAAAGTTCCAGGTATTTGGTACAAACAACATTCATTACATAGACCATCAGCGCCTGCTAAAGTTGTTGAAACTAGAGACATGGACATTATGATGCCGGGTTATGCATGGGACTTATTACCTAAAAGAGAAAACCTATTAGACACATATCGTGCTCACTATTGGCATACAAACTTCTTAGATGAAGGAAGAACACCATTTGCGGCAATTTACACATCATTAGGTTGCCAATTTGCATGTAACTTCTGTATGATTAACATTGTCAACAGAACTTCTTATGATATGGGAACAACATCGGCTGATTCTAAAGGTATGAGATTTTGGTCTCCAGAATTGGTATTAAAAGAATTCGAAGCCTTGTACAATTCAGGTGTTAGAACAATTCGTATTACAGATGAAATGTTTTTTCTTAATAAGAAGTTCTATGTGCCGATTCTACAAGGCATTATTGACCGTGGTTTAAAATTTAATATGTGGGCATATGCTCGTGTTGATTCTATTCGTAAAGACCAACTTGCATTATTTAAAAAGGCTGGTGTAAATTGGTTAGCATTAGGCATCGAAGCAGGTAATCAAAACGTTAGACTTGAGATTGATAAAGGTCGTTTTGAACAAGTTGATATCCGCCAAGTTGTGAGTGATATCAAAGATGCTGGCATCAATGTACTTGGTAACTATATGTTTGGTTTTCCAACAGACACATATGAAACAATGCAAGAGACATTAGACCTTGCGCTTGAGTTGAATTGTGAACATGCCAACTTCTATGCAGCTATGGCTTTGCCTGGTAGTCCATTGTATATGCATGCTAAAAGTAATAACTGGGAATTGCCGCAATCATTTGAAGAATATGCCTTCTTATCATATGATTGTAAACCAATGCGTACTAACACATTGACAGGTGCGGAAGTATTGAAGTTTCGTGATGATGCATGGCACACATACTTCTCTAATGAAAACTTTATTAATTTGGTAGATGATAAATTTGGTGCTCAGTCTAAACAAAATGTAGAAAATATGGCCCAAATTCGTTTGAAAAGGAAAATTCTAGGTGACTAAAGATGATTTAATTAATTTCGAGAACCGAATTGCCGATAGATTCAACAATGGTGATATTAGAGCACCAGTTCATCTTTATTCTGGCAATGAGGAACAAATGATTGAGATAATGAAAGACGTTAGACCTGATGATTGGGTATTCTGTTCTTGGCGCTCACACTATCAATGCCTTCTAAAAGGTGTTCCAATGAATAAAGTGGAAGAAGAAATCGTAAAAGGCCACTCTATTACATTGTGTTTTACCGATTACAATATTTACTCCTCTGCTATTGTTGGTGGTGTTTTACCAATTGCGGTGGGTACTGCTATGTCACTTAAACGTGATAAGAAAGATGCAATGGTATATTGTTTCTTAGGTGATATGACTTCTGAAACAGGTATTGCTCATGAGTCTATTAAGTATGCCTTGAACCATAATTTGCCAATTAAGTTTATCATTGAAGATAATAGTAAGTCTGTATGTACCGACACAAGAGATGCTTGGGGTTTTAAAGAATTAACTTTCGAAAATGCTATTAATGATAAAATTGTTTATTACAAATATGATAACAAGTACCCACATGCAGGTGCTGGAAAGAGAGTGCAGTTTTGAAATACTTTGATGAATTAAAACGTAGCATGGAATGGCTTGCGACACATGAACGTGTGTTGTTTATGGGTCAGGCAGTAGCAGAACCAGGTACAGGCATGTCAAACACTTTGAAAGATATTGACCGCAGTAAGCTATTAGAGTTACCTGTTGCAGAAGATATGCAGATGGGTATGACTTTAGGTATGGCATTGAGTGGTCATATTCCAGTTAGCATCTATCCAAGATGGAACTTTCTATTATGTGCGACCAATCAGTTGGTGAGTCACCTAGATAAAGTGTCAGCAATGTCTGATTATAAAGTAAAGACTATTATTCGTACAAGTATTGGTTCAGAAAGGCCATTACATCCACAGGCACAACACGTTGGTGATTTTACTGATGCATTTAAATTGATGTGTAAAACGGTAGATATTATTAAACTTGAAAATCCTAAGGATATATTCCCTGCTTATGAACTTGCGTTATTGAGAGATGATAACCGTTCTACAATTATTGTTGAGTACGGAGATTATTATAATGAAAAATGATTATCACTAAAACACCATATCGTTTATCTCTATTTGGTGGCGGCACAGATTATCCTGCATGGTATAGTAAACATCCATGCAGGATTTTATCAGCTGCAATGGCAAACTATTGTTATATTACTGTTAAAGAGTTACCGCCATTCTTTGAACATAAAACAAGAGTGGTTTACTCCAAAATTGAAAGCGTTAACACAGTAGATGAGATAGACCATCCTTCTGTTAGAGCATGTTTACAACACATGGGGATTACAGGAGACATTTCTATTGTGCATGATGGAGACTTACCTGCACGTTCTGGCATAGGCTCCAGTTCTTCATTCACAGTTGGTCTATTGAATGCTCTACATGAATATAAGAATAAACCTTTTGGGTCTTTAAATTGCCTGGCAAAAGAAGCCATACACATTGAACAGAATGTTCTAGGTGAGAATGTAGGCATACAAGACCAAATCATGGCTGCATATGGCGGTATTCGTGTTATTAAAATGAATGAAAATGGTTGGTCAACAGAAGAATTAAAATTAGATTCTAATTACATTAAAAATCTAGAGTCTCATATCATGCTTGGGTTTTCTGGAGTAAGTAGATTTTCAGGAGAACATTCTTGTAAAGTTGTTACCAAAATTAAAGAAGATAAAATTCATAGTCAACTGACAGATATGGCAGCACTTGCGGACAGCGCCATAAATAGTATTACCAGACATTGTAGTGTAGAAGAAATTGGAAAGTTACTACACGAAGGGTTTACTATCAAACAATCCATTGGTACAGAACCATGGATTGATGATATCTACCAACATTCTTTACAATGTGGCTCATTAGGTGGCAAACTAATGGGTGCTGGCGGTGGTGGTTTTTTTATGTTTTTAGTACCACCTGAGAGACAAGGAGAATTTAAAAAACAAATGAGTTCTATTAAAGTGTGGGTGCCATTTAAATTTGATACAAATGGTAGCCAAATTATACATCAATCAAACTGAGGTTTATTATGAAATTTCCATTAATGCGAAATAATATTTTGAGAAGTGAGTTAGATGCCGTCATTGAGCATTTGAAACAAGATGATCCAATTCTAACCAATGGCCCTAATTGCCGAGCATTCGAAGAAGAATGGTCTAAGTGGTTAGGCGTTAAGTATTCTGTTTTTGTTAACTCAGGTGCTTCTGCCAATCTGTTGTCAATGACCTTATTGAAGATTCAACACCCATTTGGTGGTGAAATCATTGTACCACCTTTGACATGGGTATCAGATATAGCTTCTGTATTGCAATGCGGATTCACACCAGTGTTTGTTGATATTGACCCAAGAACATTGGCAATGGATACAAAAGGTATTATTAATGCCATCACACCAAACACTAAGGCAGTTTTCTTATCACATATCCAAGGTTTTAATGGCCTTACTGATGAATTGTTGGATGAATTAAAGAAACGAGATATTCCTTTAATTGAAGATGTGTGTGAATCACATGGTGCAACACATAAAGGTAAGAAACTAGGGTCTTTTGGTTGGACTTCTAATTTCTCATTCTACTATGCTCATCACATGACCACAATTGAAGGCGGTATGGTTTGTACCAATGATGAAGAAACTTATCAGACCTTGAGAATGTTAAGGTCACATGGTATGGTTCGTGAGCTATCTAACCAAGACTATAAAGATTGTTGGATTGAAGATAATCCCGGTTGTAATCCAGAATTCATTTTTGCTTACCCGGCTTACAATATGCGTAACAACGAAATAGGCGGCATACTTGGTCGAAAACAGTTGCCAAACTTAGATGAAAATGTTAAAATAAGGAACTTTAACAATGAAAGGTTCTTACGTAACATAGATTCAAACAAATACTTTACTGATTTTGAGCTAGAAGGTGCTAGTAACTATGCATTCAACCTAGTGTTAAAAGATAAAGATAATGTTCGTTTGGCTAATCTTATGAAGACCTTGAAAGAATCTGGAGTTGAATTCAGAAGAGGCAGTGCTGGTGGTGGTAATCAATTAAGACAACCTTATTTGAAAAACTTAATGCCTCCTGCACACTACGAAGAATTTAAAAACACGGAACATATTCACTTCTATGGATTCTACATTGGTAATTTTCCATCAATGACAGTAAATGAAATTGATGAGATTTGTGAAATAATTAATAAGGTATAAAATGGCAAATATTTTAGTGACAGGCGGTGCAGGGTATATTGGTTCTACACTTGTACCAATTCTTTTAAGTAAAGGACATAACGTAACTGTACTTGATAACTTTATGTATGGCCAAACGTCTTTGAACCAATTGGCACACTTGAAAAACTTTAATGTGTTTAGTGGTGATGTTCGTATTAAATCTGACATTGCACCAATGTTAAAACAAGCTGATGTTATTATTCCATTGGCTGCATATGTTGGTGCACCATTGTGTAACAAGGATCCAATTGGTGCATCTTCTACCAATAAAGATGCCATCTTTTTGATGCTTGATAACTTGTCACAGAATCAAGTCGTATTGATGCCTACAACTAATAGTGCCTATGGTACAGGTACATATTGTACCGAAGAATCATCATTGAATCCTATTTCACTTTATGCCAAAGATAAAGTTGAAGTCGAGAAACGTTTGATGGATCATCCTAACTCCATTAGTTACCGATTGGCAACAGTATTTGGTATGTCACCACGTATGAGAATTGATTTGCTTGTCAACGATTTTGTACACCGAGCCGTTAATGATGGATGTGCTGTGTTATTTGAAGGCCATTTCAAACGTAACTATGTTCATGTACGTGATGTTTCTAATGCATTTGTACATGCGCTAAATAACTTTGAAGACATGAAAGATGAAATCTACAATGTGGGTTTATCAGAGGCTAATGTTTCTAAATGGGAACTGTGTGAAGTGATTAAGAAATATATTCCTAGTTTCACATTTTTGGAAGCTGAAGTTGGTAAAGACCCTGACCAACGAAACTATATTGTATCTAATGAAAAGATTGAGGCAACTGGTTTCAAAACTCAACACACATTAGATTCAGGTGTTGAAGAACTCATTAAGGGTTATCGTATGATTAACAACCGTAAATATGGTAATGTTTAATGGAATACAATAAGAAGAATTTAAAATTGGTGTCAGATATCATTATTAGAAATCTATCACCAGACTTATTACCTAAGAAATGGGTTGAACGTAATTCAAACAACCCAATGTTTGGCCATTGTCATACCGCTTCTGGTTGCCTACAGAAAGTATTTGGTACAAAGAATATTAAACTATACCGTGCTTTAGATGATGAACAAATCTGGCATTGGTGGGTAGTAGATGTTAACGGAGATTTGATTGACCTGACTGCCGAACAATACTATTCTCAAGGGAGAAACCCACCCTACAATGATGGGACCAAGGCATCGATACTAGGATTTGACTATCGTAAACGTGTCTTGAGGTTACTGGAAAAGGTAACTAAAGAATTATCTGAAAACGGAACACCGCTATGATATGCTTATTTGAAGTTGTTGTCAAGCGCTAATACAGGCAAATGTGAAAGAATATTATTATGACTGAAAAGAAACCTAAACACTATATTAACAACCCAGACTTCCTTGCCGCCTTGGTAAAGTATAGAAGTCAATGTGATGAGGCTAAGACTTTAGGTAAAGAAGACCCCAAGATACCAAACTATATTGGTGAATGTTTCTTAAAGATTGCAGAACACCTATCACGTAAGCCAAACTTCATCTCCTATTCCTTCCGTGATGAGATGATTGCCGATGGTATTGAAAACTGCCTGATGTACTTCAGAAACTTTGACCCGGTAAAGAGTAACAATCCATTTGCTTATTTCACTCAAATAGTGTATTATGCTTTCTTACGCCGTATTATGAAAGAGAAAAAACAGCTCTATGTCAAATACAAGGCAACACAACAGATTGGTATACTAGACGAATTTGAAATGTTTGAAGATGCAGATGGGCATCAGAAACAGTTCCAATTATATGACAATATCTCCGAATTCATTTTCAACTTTGAAGAAAGTAAGAGAAAGAAGAAAGAGGGTAAAGCTAAAGGTCTGGAAAAGTTTATTGAAGAAATATGAAATTAGTTATTCTTGGTGACACACACTTTGGTGCTCGTGGTGATTCGTTAGATTTCCACAGATTCTTCCAAAGATTTTATGATGAGGTATTTTTCCCATACCTATTAGAGAATGATATTAAGGTAGTTGTACAGTTGGGTGATTTGTTTGATAGACGCAAGTTTATTAATTTCAATTCACTCTATCTTGCTCGCAAATACTTTTTTAATAAGCTCAAAGAACACAACATTACAATGTACACTCTATTAGGTAACCATGATGTTGCCTATAAGAATACACTTGAAGTTAATTCATCAAGTATGTTATTGAAAGAGTATGATAATGTCACGGTGTTCGATGAGTTCGCCACAATCGATTTTGGTGGTGTTCCTATCGATGTGATACCATGGCTATGCGATGACAATGAAGATGAAATCTTTACCAAAATCAAAGAATCGAAATCACAAATTTGTTTTGGGCATTTTGAGATTTCAGGCTTTGAGATGGATAGAGGCAATGTTAGCGATGTAGGTATTGACAAGAAGACATTAAACAAGTATGATATGGTCATTACTGGTCACTTTCATCACAAATCGGATGATGGGAATATCTTCTACACAGGCACTCCTTATGAGATGACTTGGGCAGACTATCAGGATGATAAAGGCTTTCATGTCTTTGATACTGATACTAGAAATATGGAGTTCATAGTAAATCCAAATCGTATGTTCCGAAAGGTAATGTATGATGATTCAAAACAAGACTTTGAATCTTGGAAACAATATGACTACCCATCTTTGAAAGACTGTTATGTGAAAGTTGTTGTTATCAATAAACAAAATCCATATTTGTTTGATAATGTATTAGACAACCTATACAAAGCAGGCCTATCTGATATTTCTATCGTAGAAGATTTTACTGATACCGCATTTGATACTGACCAAGATATTATTGACCAAGCGGAAGATACAATGACAATACTTTCAAAGTACATTGATAACCTTCAATTGCAGGTTGAACCAGAGAAATTAAAAAACATAATGCGTGAACTCTATGTTGAGGCATTGAATACAGAAGTAGCTGAATGATTATTTTTCGTAAGGTTCGTTGGAAGAATTTACTTTCAACGGGCAACCACTTTACTGAGATACAACTTGATGGTAACTCCAACACATTAGTTGTTGGTGAAAATGGATCAGGTAAAAGTACAATGCTTGATGCATTGTGTTTCGGCCTGTTTGGCAAAGCATTTCGTAATGTTAACAAGCCACAATTGTTGAATTCAATCAATCAAAAAGATTGTGTCGTTGAAGTTGAGTTTGATGCCAATAATAAATCATATAAGATTATTCGTGGTATTAAACCAAATGTGTTTGAGATTCAACAGAATGGTGACTTGTTAAACCAAGATGCGGCTGCAAGAGACTACCAAGAATTCTTAGAGAAGTTCATTCTCAAAATGAATTACAAATCTTTCACACAGATTGTTATTCTTGGTTCGGCATCATTCACGCCATTCATGCAGCTATCATCTTCTGACCGCAGAACTATTATTGAAGACTTACTTGACATTCAAATCTTCTCTACAATGAATGGGTTGGTAAAAGGTAGATTATCAGCCAATAAAGATTCAACTTCAAATAAGAAGTATGATATTGATTTGACAAAACAAAAATATGATTTAGAAAAGAAACATATTGATGAGTTGAAACAGAACAATGATGAGAAAGTGAAACAATATGAAGGTGAGATTGAACGTAATAATCAAACCATACAAACCTTACATGCAGAAATTGCTAATGCCTCAACATACGTTGCAGACTACTCTACCAAGGTGGCATTACAGGTTGAAACTGAGAATAAGGTTAAAAAACTTGGTAAGCTTGAATCACAAATTGAAAGCAACTTATCCAAATTTCAGAAAGATATCAGTTTCTTTTCACACAATGATGATTGTCCAACGTGTAGGCAATCCATTGCCGCCGAGTTTAAAGAAGGACAAATACAGTCCCTACAAACCAAGACTGAACAATGTGAACACGGGTTAAAAGAACTAGAAACGAAACTGTTAGAAGAACAGTCTAAGTTGAATGAGATTGCTGAAGTACAGAGAGCTATTCAGAAGTTACAAATTGATATTGCAACAAAGAACACTACCATTGTAGAAGTTAACAAGTATATTGTTAAGATGCAAAAAGAGGTAGAGTTATTGAAAGAGACAAAAGGTTCAACACAGCTACAAGAAACACAGCTGCAAGAACTCGCAAGTCAGTTGAAACAACTAGAATCAGACTTAAAAGAATTGATAGAAGAAAAAACATATTATGAAACGGCAACGTCATTGTTAAGAGATACTGGTATTAAGACCAAGATTATCAAACAGTATTTGCCTATCATCAATAAGTTGGTCAACAAATATTTATCATCACTAGATTTCTTTGTAAACTTTAACCTAGATGAATCATTTAAAGAAACAATCAAATCAAGGCATCGTGATGACTTTTCTTACCACAACTTTTCTGAAGGTGAGAAACAACGTATTGATATGGCCTTGATGTTAACATGGCGTGCTGTTGCTAAGTTAAAGAACTCATCTAATACCAACTTGTTGATTTTGGATGAAACATTTGATTCTTCATTAGACACTACTGGTACGGAAGAATTGATGAAGATTCTACACATGCTTGAGGGTGTTAACCTATTTGTTATTAGCCACAAGGGTGACATTCTACAAGATAAGTTTGCTAACGTAATTAGATTCGGTAAAGAAAAGAATTTTTCAAGGATAATAAAATGAGTGAAATACTAAGAATTGATACTAGTGCTGGTGTAACAAAAGCAACAGACACTATTGAAGACCTGCCTTTATATAATGATAATCATCCTATGTTAAAGGCTGTTATTCCAGAATATAGAATACAGTTGCCTAACCCATTGATGACCAAATTGGTTAAAAGGTTGAAACAAACAAAACTAAAATATGGCGGCATTGGCCTTTCTGCAAACCAATGTGGTGTTATGGAAAGAGTATTCGTTATTGGGTATGAAGAAACTAATATGGTTTGTATCAACCCTAAAATCATTGATGCTTCGGCAGACTTGATTAAAGACAATGAAGGTTGCCTCTCTTTCCCTGGTTTATATGTTAAGATATCAAGGCCTAGTTGGTTGGAAGTAGAGTACGTTACTGAAAATGGCGAACTAATACGACAAAGAATTGAAGGTCTGACTGCAAGATGTTTTGCACATGAATTGGATCATATGAATGGTACTAAGTTTACCGAACATGTTGGTCCAGTTGCACTCAGACTGGCTAAAGATAAACAAGAAAAACGCATTAAGAAACATGTGCGAAATAGAAAGAAATAATGGCATACGGATTTGACCCAAAAGATGATGTAGATACGCAATGGACAAAATGGCATGCAGACTTTAAAGAGCCTGCTGTTTTGACTGATGAGACTTTACGTGAGAAAATCATTAGTGACCTTACATTTGTATCAAAGATGGATGTCAAAGAATATACATTATACCAAAAATGGTGTGAAGTGCAAGACAGATATCCTACAATGACTGTTAATGATTTGTGGGAAGGTGAGAAGGTTGTATTACAGAGTGATGTTCAACGTGATGCTATTGATGACATTAAGAACAACTTTTGGATTCCAGAAACACTTGAAGATTATCTGAAACTTGAACCTGAAATGATTTACACAAACAAAGGTGAGAACTTGCCTGAATTGTGGAATTGTATTCGCACCTTTTCTTCTACAATGAAGAACAACTCTAACATTGGCCGCAATCTAAACTTCATCATTCGTGATAAGGTAACAAAGAAGTATCTTGGTGTTATTTGTATTTCATCAGACTTTCTTGATTTGACACCAAGAGATAATCACATTGGTTGGCCAAGAGAACTTAAAACACAAGGCGGTATGATTAACCATACTGCAATTGGTTCTACAATTGTTCCATTGCAGCCACTTGGTTTTAATTATGTTGGTGGTAAATTACTGGCACTTCTATGTCTTGCCGATCCTGTACAAGAATTGTGGAAGAAATTATATGGCGACACATTAGTTTCTGTAACTACAACTTCATTGTATGGTAGAACTAAGGCTGATGGACTTTCTCAGTATGATGGTCTAGACCACTGGCAGAAAATGGGATTTACGGCAGGTTCGGTATCATTTGAACCAGAAAAAGAAACACGATATGATATTCGTGATTGGTTGAAAACAAAACATACACGTAAATACTTTGAATGGTATGTTGCAAAGAAGCCAAGCGGACAACCACATAAGCGTGACCATAAGAATCGTTCACTTCAGTTTGTTTATTCTAAATTGAATATTCCTAAAGAGTTGATTCGTACAGACCATGCTCGAGGCATTTATTGGTCGCCACTATACGATAACTCTATTGATTACCTTAATAAGAAAATTGGTGATGATGACTTGGTTAAATCATTTGATACAAGCGTTGAAGCCTTAGTTGATATTTGGAGAACTAAACATGCCAAACCACGTATCAAACAATTGGCCAAAAAAGGCCGTAACAATAACGAAACCTTGTTCTATGACGACCTCTGTTATCTAACATGGGAACAGGCAAAAGAGAAGTATCTTTGCCAAGTTGGTCGTTAAAACGCTTGACAAACAGCCTATATAATTATATAATAGACACAAATGCGGAGAGTCCGAGACAGCCCGTCCCAACGGGCAGACAGGTTTAACTCCTGTTATCCGCTCCATTCCTAAGTCCCATGCGACTTCCCAACTGTTGTTTTTACGCAACAGGCTCTTGACAAATCCTCCAGTTTTGATATAATGGTTAGATAAATTCAAAAAGGTTTTGCATGACAGCATTTACAGTAGAACAAAAATCTCAGCTTGCCAAGTTGATGGCAACTGAGAACCTTACCATTCAACATTCAAAAATCCATACTGCCAAATTTGACCCAACTAAACGGATTCTTTATCTTCCTATGTGGAAAGATATGTCAAGTTTCATGTATGATTTGCTTGGCGGCCATGAGGTCGGTCATGCTCTTTATACTCCTGCGGATGGTTGGCATGATGTTGTTACCGATAAAAACAGAGGTAAGAATTATAAAGCTTTCCTTAATGTGATTGAAGATGCTCGCATTGAGAAAAAAGTTATTCGTAAATATCCAGGCCTTAAATCATCATTCCGTAAAGCATATGCTGAATTAAGTGACCGTGATTTCTTTGGCATCCAACATCGTGACATTAACCATATGTCATTCATTGACCGATTGAATATCTATACCAAGAGCCAATACAGCGAAAACATTAGATTTTCTGTTGAAGAAATGCAAATGATTGGTGAAGTTCAAATGCTTGAAACATGGAATGATGTGCTTCGGGTAACTGAAAAGATTTATGGTTATTGTAAGAATGAACAATTTGAATTATCAATTGGTGATGATTTTGAATATGACGCTGAAGGCAATCCCTTAGATGAAGATGATACCAATTCCGATTATGATTATGATACTGAATTGGATAATGGTGAATCTGGCGACAGCGAAGATTCGGATGAAACCTCAGATGAAACTACCGATGAAGAAACCGATGGTAACTCTGATGGTGAAGGTGACGATTCCGATTCTGATGATGACGGCAACAATGTGAATCGTGATAAAGATTCGCAAATGTCCAATTTCGATTCAGAAGATTTTGATCCAGAATGTGTAACTGACGATAACTACCGCAAAAACGAAGTGACATTGCTTGATGAAAAATGCAAGCCTTATGTGTACGCTAATATGCCTACACCTATTTTGTCTAAAATTATCACACCTGCAAAACGGGTTCAAGAGTTGTTGACATTAGATTTTGCAAATCAGGTTAAAGATGGTTATATAACAGATGAAAGAATCAATGGTTTTGTACAAGAATTTCGTAATAGAAATGAACGTTACATTGCATTGCTTGCCAAAGAGTTTGAAATGCGTAAGGCTGCCAAATCATTCAGTAAGGCAAAGCAATCGGATACTGGTGATGTTGATGTTAACAAACTGGCTTCATACCGTTTTGATGACAATATCTTCCGTAAAATCATGCAAGTGCCAAAAGGCAAATCACATGGTTTGATTCTGTTGCTTGATTATTCTGGTTCTATGTCAGATAACATGGCAGGTTCTATTGAACAAATCTTGGTTCTTTCCATGTTCTGCCGTAAAGTAAACATTCCATTCCATGTTTATGCATTCAGTAATGATTCTTCCACATGGTCAATTGATAATCCCAAGACTACTGCTGTACCACTTAGCGTTCTTGGAAATCCTATGGAAGTTCGTCAATGTTTTATGTACCAATCTGGTGAATTAAAATTTGAAGCTATTTCATTGCGTGAATATTTAAATTCTAAAATGACAAATGCTGAATTTACCAAGGCCTTGCGTAACATGGTATTGTTGAAAAAGTCCTATGAAGGCGGTCGTTATGCTCGTGTTGTGCAAAGACCACATTCTGAAAGACTTTCAAATACTCCTTTGACAGAAGCTTTGGTTGCAACACAAGCAATTATGAAAAACTTTAAACGTAGCAACAATTTGGATATTACAAACTTGGTAATTATCCATGACGGTGATGCTGACTCCACTAATTGTGTGGCAAATGATGAAGGTGGTTACAATTGGTTTCATCCATTGTATGAGAATGTTATCCTTCAAGATAACAAATTAAAATACCAGAAGCTAGTTAAGTCTAACAACTTAAGCAATGAAATGTTTGTTTCGGTTGCTGAGTGGTTTACCGCTACAACCAACTCTAAGATTTTTGGTTTCTTTATTGTTCCTCCTCATCGTTCAAAGGGCATCATTAGACATTACTACCATAATGAAAATAGATTACCTCTATACACTAAGCGTTCTGATGCTAACATAGATGCTGAGTTGATTAAACAACTGAAGCGTAAATTGGATACTCAGAAGTTTTTACATTCATTCAATCCTGGTTATGATTCGTTCTTCCTAATTTCTGGTGGAAATGATTTAATGACCAATGATGGTGAAATTGAGGTTGATGGTAAACTTACAGCATCTAAGCTCAAGAATGCTTTTATGAAGTTCAATAAAGGCAAACAGATTAACCGAGTGTTAGTCTCCAAGTTCATTCAAGGCATTGCTGCCTGAGTGTTGTATTAATACAACAGGGTGGTTGACAATACCTCCTGTTGTGTTATAATATACCCTATATTATGAAAGATTTATTATGACAGCTCGTACTGAAATCCGTGAAAAGTTTATGTCCACTCTGCAAGCACTTGGCAAAGCCGAAGTGACTAAAGCAGAAATCAAATCCATTTGTGCAACTCTTGGCATTTCTGGTGCTCAATGGTTTACCAAAGAAGAATCGAACCGTGTTGGTCGTGGTAAATACCTTGTACCTAATCCCGCATTAATATCAATGCAAGCCAATGTTGTGCCTATGAAAAAACCAGTTGAACAATCAAATCATAGAATTGTTAATGTAGTTACTGACCTTGATACTACAAACTTAATTCCAACACCATATCGCAATTATGTCCCATTCGGTGACTTTGACGATATTGTTTCAATCGTGAAATCAAATCGATTCTTTCCAGTATTCATTACTGGTCATTCAGGTAATGGTAAAACAATGTCTATTGAACAGGCCTGTGCAAAGGCTCGCCGTAAATTCATTTGCGTATCAATGACACCTGAAACTGATGAAGGTGATTTGCTTGGTAACTATGTGTTGATTGATGGTAATATGGAATGGCGTGATGGTCCTGTAACAACAGCGGCTCGTCAAGGCGCTGTGTTATGTATTGATGAAATCGATTATGGTGCTCAGAACCTTTCCTCTTTGCAACGTGTACTTGAAGGCAAACCTTTCATGTTGAAAAAGAAAGGTGAATTGATTACACCTGCTGAAGGTTTCACCGTGTTTGCTACTGCAAATACTAAAGGTAAAGGTTCAGATGATGGTCGTTACATGTTCACCAATGTTTTGAACGAAGCGTTCCTTGAGCGTTTCCCCAATACATACGAACAACAATGGCCACCAACTAATATTGAAAAGAAAATCATTAAGAAAGAATTGGTTTCTGTTGGTCGTGATGATGAAGACTTTGCCGACAAACTGGTAATGTGGGCAGATACCATTCGTAAAACATTCTTGGATGGTGGTTGTGATGAAGTGATTTCCACTCGCCGTTTGGTACACATTGTGAATACATTTGGTATTCATGGTGATAAAATGAAATCTATTGGCTTGTGCTTAAACCGTTTTGATGATGACACAAAGGCAAGTTTTGTTGATTTGTATACCAAGATTGATGCAGGTATTAATCCTGATGCGCCACCTGTTATTGTGCCTGAAACCACACAACAATCGGAAGAAATTCCATTCTAATAAATGCGGCAGAGATTATTCTTTGCCGTAAAAAGTGTTGACACACTCACTTAAACGTGTTATAATATATCATATTTTGAGAGAATGAATCTCCTCTCAAATACTTCCCCTCAATTGAGATTCGTTTTTATTATGGAGACTACTATGTCCGCTAAATCTAAAGTCCTCGCCTATCTTTCCAAGACTGGTTCTTACAACACATTGACACCTACCAAGATGCAATCTGTTTTCGGTGTTGCAAATCCTTCCGCAACCATCAATGAATTGCGTAACGAAGGCTATGCAATCTACTTGAACAGCCGTGTTACACCATCTGGTGACAAGGTTTCGTTCTATCGTTTGGGCACACCAACTAAACGTGTAGTTGCTGCTGGCATCGCCGCAATTCGTTCACAAGGAACACGTGCTTTTGCCTAATTCTTTATAGAATAACACTCAGAGGAGGGATATATAATAGTATCCCTCCTCTTTTTTATTTTATGGATACATTATGGAAATTGAAGTTAAACTTGAAGAACTAAAAAAGGCAAAGTTGTTTATTGCTACACCAATGTATGGTGGCATGTCACACGGCCTTTATGTTAAGTCTTGCTTAGACTTGCAAACTACAATGGCGAAATACGGAGTTGAAACTAAGTTTTCATTCCTGTTTAATGAATCGCTAATCACTCGAGCTAGAAATTATTTGGTTGATGAATTCTTGCGCTCTGGTTTTACACACTTATTGTTTATCGATTCTGATATTCATTACAGTCCGCAAGATGTGTTAGCACTTCTAGCACTTGATAAGGATGTTATTGGTGGTCCTTATCCTAAGAAA